CAATACTAGCCTGCTGTTGCTTGAGAGAGGAGACCCTTGCAGCAGATACAGAACCGGGATACCTTTCGTTAAGGTTGTCCAAGGCAGCTTTTGTTTGTTCCCAGCTTGCCTGCCTTGTTCTCCATGCCATCTCAATATCACCACGGATGCTACCGATCTTAACAGCATTCTTCTGAGCTTCTTTTCTCTTGTAGATCTCTCTGGCTTGAGCCACCCTAGCGTCACTGGAAGCCCACTCTTGTTCCTCTATAGCAGACAAGATCCTGCCATCACCAACCTCAGCATCTCTACTCGCTGCATTGACGATAGTATTCCTGTACTCCTCAGGGGTAACTCCCAAGGCATCGGCCTCAGCATACAAGCTACCATCTTTACCGATAGCCTGTGAAAGCTCTTCAATACTACCAGCAGCTTCACGGTACTCTTCAATACTAGAACCTAAGGCATCTGTCCTAAGCCAAGCTTGATGTTTTTTCTGAGCTGCTGTTCTTATCTGGTGTAGCTGAACCTGAGACTCTTGCAGCCTATTACCAAGAGCCTTGGACAACTGATCATCTGGTTGGTACTGACTGATTAAACCAGAGTAAGCATCTCGTGTAGCTACCGCGTACTCATCATCAGTCATACCGGGGTTTTCCTGAACAGTCTTAGCAAGCTCAGAGTTTGTTTCAAGAACCTGATCACGCATGTTGATAACTTGATAGGATCGTATGCCAGCGTTGGTAGCATCGTCTGTAGGGTCTAGCCCCTGAATTGCTCTCTGCTGTTGTGTTACCTTATCAAGATCTATCTTAGCTTTCTCGCTGCGAACTGAGGAATCAACAGCCTGTTCAGAAAATTTCATCAGTCCAGAAACTACCCTAGCTGATTTAGTGGGTTGATTAAGGGCAGCTTGTGGTTCAACAAAAGTGTCTACAGTTTTAGACGATTGTGCTCTCCGCTGGTTCCTTGGAAGAGCCTCGATAGCCTCTCTTGATATTTTACCAGTAGCCATTACGTACCTCCTTTCAATGTTGCAGCCGGATCACCACCGTAACCTAGGCTTTCTTGTATGTCCTTGCCTTCCGCTAATCCCTGTACACCAGCTATACCTGTTTGTAGTCCTACCTCTGCCCAGCTTGGACGTTGAATCTTCCTGTTGTCAGTTCTCGCTGCTGTACCTACCCTGATCTGCTCAGCTTGGTTCCTGAAACCTTGGAGTTCAATATCTTGATTGGTTATGATGGTGTTCATATTACGACCTCGTTGTTGCCTGAGGTCACGAACCATACTGTCTACGCTGAGACCACTGGTGCCTGAGGCTGCTGCCATCAGACTAATCTTAGAACGCCTAGATGCGTACTCTCTTTGATTAGCCATAGACTCCTCAACAGCTCGTTGCCTAGAGTCTTTTTCTGCTCCTGACAACTGACTGTACTGGTCTTGCATAGAGTTCAAAGCGGATGCGTTCTTCTGCTTCCTCTGTGTTTCTGCTGCTTGCGCGGCGTTCCTGGCCTGTATACCCTGCATCATAGCAGAGCCAGCAGCCGTGACTGCTGATATCGCCCCGGCGTTAGCCGCTATCCAAGAACCTGCTGCTGCTGCTATAGCCATGCTTTCCTCCTAGTTAAAATCATACACGGCGTCCCCTTTGTGTGAACCTACCCCTCCACTCCATATCTCTTAGCTGGAAAGGTATGTGGCTGTCCGTGATTAGTTTGAATGTTATCTTCTCTGATTCTTGCCTGATAGGAAAGCTGTACTTACCCGGAAGGATAGGCGCAAAGCCAATGATATTACTGAATCCACCAATAACCCTGCTATTGAACTCGTAATTTCTTGTGACTCCCCACTCATTTTCAACAACAACTTGGGTTAGTCCTGTCTTATCATAGTTGATATTAACATCATTTATAATAAGCCTATCTGTGTCTATAACCTTACCAGCCCTATCTTTTATGAAAGGCATAGTTGGTTGGTAGACCATCTTGTATCTTATTCCACCAATGATAGAAACTTCAGACACGTCATCTGGCGCTATGTTCTCTTCTATAGATACTTGCTGTCCTGTCCTACTGAATGTAATTGTTACACCAGAATCAAAGCAGCCATCCCCTCGAACAAGAGCTAACTCTTCACCAGCATAACCATAGGGTATCTCAACATCCCACTGCCCATTGGTCTTAACGGCTGTTGCTTGAAACCTCCTGTCTAGCCTAGCAGAGAATGAAAGCCCATTATCATCGGGGTCTCCTGTTTCGATACGCTCAAGCTCAAGGTTACCCTCTCGGTTTATGAGGATGTAGATAGTATCATTGTCGTAAGCTATGTACTGTACCTCACCCTCGAAGATCCACTTACTCCATGAGGACTGAACTCTATCCTCACCTTGCCACAACCAGTTGTACACATAGACTTCACTAGGGTCTTCAGCTAATACAAGAAGCTGGTTCTTGTTTGTGCTGGTAGCGAGTTGCCTTGCTCTACCCAAAATGTATTCATCTACGTGGTCTGTTACTGGTCTAGCTCTCTTTGTATCTGTGAAGCTGTCAGTATAGAACTCCCGGATACCAGAGAATCTTCCGTAAGCAAAAGCAAAGAAGATAACATCGCCTGAGGCAACAGGTGGACACTCAGCAATATTCTCAAAGGTACTGGCGAACTGCAAAGTTGCGTTGCTCTTAGTGATAGGATCTCTTCCGCTTTGCAAGAACTGTCCGTTTCTACTGAAGAATACCCTGTCACCATCTAGGATAGCAGAGTTCTCAAGGAAGTTAACCTTATTGGTATCTGCGTACACATCAATAGGATCTGTATCTAGCGCAGTCCTTACTGTGCTCCTAAAGAAATCAAAGAACTGATTGCTTCGGCTATGTATAACAGACTCTCCTGCTGTCAATGACAACCTGTTTTGTAATGTGCCTATGCTAGTCAGGGGAACACCATCTTGTACAAAGGATGGCATCGGGTTACTCTCCTCTGTCCCAAAACCTCTCTCTTCCCAAGGCCCTTCCTTTATAATAAAGACAGCCTTACCCGCCTCAAACCTATCTCTTATAAGAACAACAGGCATAGTCAATACATCCAGACCTACACTCTGCTCAGGGCCTTGTGTCTCCAACCACCTTACAGTAGATCCAGAGTTCTCTGTTGCTACAAGCCAGTAGTTGTCATCACTATTGTTACCTTGACCAACCACCTCAACACGGTATCCCACGGGTGCGTAGACAGGTAGATCAGTTACTTGCTTAACCAAGTTCTTTACAACAAAGAGATCTCTGCCATCTGCACCGTCTGTAGTTGATATATCAAAGTCTGTGCTGTCAGTCTTTCTTACTAGGATAGTGTTACCTTCAAGAGTAAACTCGTATCCAACAATATCTCCTAGGTTGGTGCTATCTGTTGCTTCGTAATACTGGAACTGATCAACAAACTCCGTGCCTTGTTGTGTGGCCTGATTAACCTCTTGGTATACGGCCTCATAAGTTTTTCCATTTAGGAAAATGGTATTATCAGGAGTGCTTCGTGATGCATCAGTAAACTGTAGAGTATATATTCTGTCAACACTAGGATTTACATAGTTGTTATATAGCCTTTCAGCTACAACAGAAGTATCTACATCATTTATGTCTTCAGGTTCACTACCATCTGGTGTTGTATAAGACGAGATAGTTGTACCATTAAGGCTAATAGAATACGTCCTACCATAGTCAGCAAACTGAACATTTATTATAGCCTGATTATCCAGTGCTGGTGTCAGCTCAGAATCTGCCAAAGGAATTACAGTCTTGTTAACTATAAATGTGAAGTCACTGATAGTAGAGAATCGCATAAAATCAAGAGGGTTTGAGTTGAAGATGTATCCAGTAGAAAGAAGGTTGTTCTCCACTACTAACTCCTCACCAGAGATATCGAATACACGGGGAAGGCTGTTAGGTGGGATCGCTACTATGTACTCTTCTCCTGTGCCTCTATTGTAGTAATGATACGCTGTACTCTCTGGAAGTTTCGCAGTAAGAGTTCCTATCCTTACAGTTCCCGGACGTTTTCTCAAACCAGTTACTACAGAGCTTATAGCGTTCTCTTGAATACTAGCTTGTCCTTCCAGCCTTATCTTAGGTGGTTGCTGTGAAACACCTTGAATTGGCCTAGCCCATGCACTCGTTGTTAGAGCCATCTGTTCCTCCTATCAGTACATATTGTTGTTGCCACCTATGAGGCTTACCCTGCTGCGGATCTGTGCGTTATCTCTAAGGTAGTTCTTCCTAGCTGTTCTGTGGTGCTCAATCTCAAGGGCTGCAAATGCTCTGTTCTCTCCACGCATATTGATCTGGTGCTGAACCTGATCACCAACAGTATCATCAGCGAATACCCTACGGGATTTCCAAGCGATAGCAGACCTAGCCGTTTGTGGTAATTCTCCGTACTCCAGAGCAAGGATAAGAGAGAAGGTAATTGTACCATCTCTGTTAACAATGTCTCTTAAGTCAAAAGTGTGAGCATCTGTATCGTACACCTTGTTCCCTCTTACGGTAAGTCTCTCACCTCTGTCATAGAATGTCGCTCTTGCTTCTACAATACTAAGTGTGTTATTAGGTAGTGCTATTGCTCCGAGGGCATTAGGTTGCAGGTGCCAGTTTCTTTCGGTATTAAACCACCAGCCTATACCAGCATTTACTTGGAGATCAATACTTGACTGCTGGATAACATCTCTTGCCATAGCAGAGTCTAGGTCGGCAGTCTCTAGGCTTGAGACAGGCTCTCTACCAATCCCAGAAAGGCATAGGTTCACTGCATCAAGTTCTGTATTAAGTAGTTCCATTATTCCTCCTAAACAAAATAGCCCCGCCCCATTAGGGACGAGGCTTGATTGCTAGACTATTATGTTACAGTCTTAGTCTTGACGACTTTACGGTTAGCCCGTGCAGTAACATCAGTGTTTTCGGTGTTACCAATTACGTCAACTACGGAGACAGCATCCCATGCGGAAGGGATTGCGCCCTCTGCTTGGTAGGTGTCAACGAACCATGACTTAGAACGACGATCCCAAAAGATGTCACCAGTCATATCAATGGTCTTACCAGTAAGCAGAGCTTCAGGCTTGAACACGATAGCTTTGGACTTAGCCTGATCCAGACTAGCGGTGTAACGCTGGCCATTTGTTGCGTTGCTCAACTGACCAGTACGACTCACTACATCGGTGCCGTTCGGCGCAACGCGCGGGAAACGGTTGGATGGAATGACAGGTACGTTGTAGCTCTTCAGAGTAAAGCCGGATACAGTATCACCTTGGAAGGTGCTGTAGTCTGAGTTTACAATGCGCTCGGCATCACGTAGTACGTTGAACTCGATCCAAGGAACCATGATATACATATCATCCAGATCCACACCATCACCACCATCTTTACCAGTCATCATGTTCTCGATAGCCAGTTCGATTGCAGCTTGCAGGTCCTCGGGATCACCCGCCTGATCTGAGGAAATGCTAATCTGGTAAGAGAAGCCGTGACCTGATACACGAGCAGTAGTACGCTCGGCAAGGGTGTTGCTCTGTGCGGAGTAAATCAACTGCTGTACAACCATCTCATCTTCCAGACGAGCAAGTTGCTTCGCTTGGTTCATGGACAGCTTGGAGTTGTAGCCGTCGATGTCGTTCTGGATGTCGTGAAACATAGCAACGGCGTTACGAGAGATTACAGTAGTGTCAACTACCAGAGCGTTCTTGTCTTGCTCAGTGGTGGTAGCTTCCGGGTCTTGACCAGGAGAGAGGATTTGCAGTTGGGTATCACCCATGAATTTCTCAGAAACCATGTTGGTGCCAACGACCATTTGTACATCAAAGAAACGCAATAGGTTTTCTTGACGAATGTACGCTTCTTTTACTTTACCTGTGAACTTCTCAACCAGTAGCGTATCTACTTCACCTGAAGCGGATACTGCCGGGTTGGTAACATTATTAGTAGTAGACAATTTTGTACCTCCTAAATTATTTTAAAACGCCTTTCCTTCTATAGTCCGGGTTAAAGCCCTCGCTTCATTCCCGTCCTACGTCTGGCGTCGAGTTGTTTCTGTGCGTTGGCTTTCTCATGGCCTTTCAAGGCACGGAAAGCAGGGCTTGTCATTTCATTGATATAGTCTTGACCCGACAATCCAGAACCAGAACCAGTGTCACTAGCACTGTCACCAGATACTAGGTTTACTGTTGTGTCGCCTTCTGCTGATTGCATCTTTCCGTTCAAAGCTTTGATAGCAAGCTCTTGCATCCACTTGTCACCACTGGACATAGCCTTATTGAAAGAAGTAATCTCTCCCTCATCTAGGTTTTCTGTTGCCCATGCCTCAAGGGAGTTCCAGTTTTCTTCGCCTCCAACAATTTCGTTGCTCCACTCAACAGCTTGTTTATCTGCTTCACTTGCAGCGTTCTGAGCTTCATTTGCTCCTTTAAGGATGCCTTCGTTCTGGCTCTTCATTGCATTAAGAAAGGTGTCTACAACTACCTTGCCGTATTTCTCATCCAAGGGCGCTCTTGTATCATCAGACAAAGTGAAGTCACTGTCTTTACCGTAAAGCTCTTTAAGAACGGAGTCTACGTTAACACCGGCAGCATCAAGGCTACCCCTCAGGTCTTCAGGAATCTCTACTTGAACTTGTTGTCCATTGAAATAGAAGTCTGCTTCTCCAGAATCATCAGTGGAAGTCTGCTTGGACTCTTCACTTGTTGCTTCTGTGTCTGTCGCCTCCGTGACGCCTGTTCCTTCTGTCGTTTCCGTCGTGCTCTCTTCTGTTGCATTGGTTACACCCTCAGTAGTTGCGGGAGTTACACCCTCTGAACTAGGTGTACTTGCTGTTCCTTCTACTACAGTTGTATCTTCGGTACTCACTGTTGGCCTCCTTGTTTGATCATATCAGGAACGGCTTTGCTGGCTTCTGCTGCCATCTTCTGTTCCATCATTGCTTTCTGTTCAGCCTGCTGCATCTCTTTGAACTGATCATCATTCATCAACCAGTCTATTTCTAGGCCGATCTCAGCAGCTACCTTGCCACTAAACTTGTCCCACTGCACTCTACGTTGCATAGTTTCAGGCCATGAGTTAGTCATCTGAAGCATCTCTGTGAATTGCATGATCTTGTCAAGCTCGTTCATTCTACCTAAGGCTTCTACACCAGTTACAATCTCTGGACTAAAGTCATCTAGTTTCAAATCAGAATTGCTGTTATCAATAGCCATCTTGAGAAGGCGCATAGCTCTAGGCTTCTGCCAGATAGCAGACAGGTGACTGTATACACCACCCAAAGCCACCTCAAGATCAGCAGCATCCTGTCGGATCTCATAAGCAGTTACACGTTCTGCATCTCGTCTTGCTGCCCGAGATACCATAAAGGCTTCACCAACCCTTCGCTCGTAATCCCTAAGGACTTCAACGATAGGAGAGAAGTCTGCGTATTTCTCTAACTGTAGAACACCGATGTCATCAATGTTGCCACTGATGAATTCCCCTGTTGGGCTTTCAACAAGATGGTCAACATCTGTGTAGCTTCCGGGTTTAACAAGGTACTTGATGTCTGCCATCAAGATCATACCCTTAGCTACAGCCTCAGAAAGTATTTGAATAACATGGAAATCTCCACCATGATCTTCTACCAAGCCTCTACCGTAATCTTCACCGTGAGTATGGTTCCACATTAAGATGGTGAAGGGGATGTTCTCTTCCTTCATAAGGCTTTCTTTACCTACCACTACACCAAGGACTTCTTGATATACTTTGTACTTACCATCAGGTTGACGCAAGCCACCTGTGTACAGAGAGACCTCAGTATCATCTTTGATGTGACTGTTACGATAGTCTGATTTTACCTTCTGCTTAATCTCCTCCGGCATAGAGCCTAAGGCTTTCTTCTGGCAGAGTATAACTTCAAGTAAAGTTCCATACGTATCTCTCTTCACAACGTACTGGTTTAGGCTTACACCTATAGCATGTTTAGTTGTTTCAGGGAAGTAGTGCATGTAGTTACCAGTGATAATCAAATGCTTGGCTGTTTTAATATCCAAGTCTCTAGGTGTTGTGCTGTCCATGAATGTCATGGCATCAGACTCTACAGCGGCAAGCTCAGTTGCCAAGGTAGAACTGTCCCAGCCCTCTTCCTTTAGTTCTTTTTGGATATCAGAGGAGAAGCTTAGTTTAAAGAAAGACCTAGAAGGCGGGAACAGGGTCATTATAATCTTGTTACTAAGGTGATTAACAACCTTTGCACCAAAGCTCTGCCAACCGTTTTGCATAGAATCACTTTCTGTGTTCTGATTCTCTGGCATAACGTATGGCAGTGTAGCCTTGGCGTATTGCTCTGCACGACTTAGATAGGTCTCCCTTTTCTGCTTCAACTGATCGTACTTAGAAGCGAGGGTAGACCCTTTATCTCCGTAGGGAGACAAGGGATTGTTTTTCATGTAGTCTCCTTACGCGCTGAGGCCAGTACCTACCGATTGATTTGATCCATCGGTATTTCCTGAAGGTCTTCGCAATGCACGGCGACCTTTCTTTTCACTTTCTTCGCCTTCCCCACCAACAGCGATATCCTCAGGCTCAATAGTGTCTGATCTTTCTGGACGCTTGGCCGGGTTAGGTACTTCTGGTGTACTAGGTGACATAAAACCCATTATAACTTTCTCCTGTATTGTGAACCTAAATGAGAGTACCCTAATTTTTGGTACAGTTTACTTGTCTTTGTTTCATGGACACCAGAGGCTATGCTAAGTCTAATTTCAGATGCACCTTCCTCTTCAGCCCAATCTTCATAAGCTCTCAGTAAATCTAAACCATGCCTAGTGCCCCTGTACTCAGGTGAAACGTAAACAATTTGATCGAGAGCTACCTTCTCTGGTGACCAAGGTAATGCTGCTACACAAACAGCCCATAGCATACCAACAACTTCCTTCTCAGAATTCAAGCTGAGGATAAACAGTTGATTAGGGTCTTTTGTTGCAAGCATCATATTACCAATGGCAAGCGAGGAGTCGTAAGAGAGGCCAGCGTATTCGCCAGCCTCCTCAATGTAGCTCTCTGCTAAACATAGTACAGTGAGAGCATCAAATGCGGTAGCTTCACGTATCATTGGAGATTCCGTATACATTTACCCTGTGCTTAAGAACATCAAGAATCCTAAGCCGTTCCTGTTCTGCAACGAGTTTCCAAGTTGGCTTGTCAGGAGTAGGTGGCTCTGGTAAAAGAGTTTGTTCTATCAACTCCCAAGCATCAATAGGTATCGAAGGTTTCTTGGAAGGTTTCTTCTGAGACTGCATAAATCTCCTCCGCCTGCTCTATTAGTGTATCAACATTAAGTCCAGCATTAGTCCCTTCCATATAAAGGTCTGTGCTCACCAAGCCTTCTGTAGCCTGTGACTCAACGATATCTGCTGCAATGACTACTTGACTCCGCATTTAATTACTCCTTATCTGTTTCTATAGTCCGGGTTATGAAATATCGTACTTGGATTATGTTACTTCACAACCAGAAGCAGAGCAAGCTATCTCACCTGCAAGGTCTGTGTTGTCTGTCTCTTCGTGTACCTTGGTCAGGTCGAGACCTTCAAGGTGCGAGTACATTTCTAGGAATTTCTCTTCTGTGATATCCTCAAAGGGAAGCTGTTGGTAAGTGCCACCTTCATAAGGCAGAACCGCAATACCATTGAACTCTTCACGATGACTCCACATCCACTCAGACACAGTTCCCCACTCATCCGGCTTAACCGAGATAGTGCAAGATACGTTATGACTGTTCTTACCTGTGCGATGACCAGTGCGTACCCATTCTTTATTGAAACGAGATACCCGATCAAGCAATGAAGTAAGAGACTCTGTTCTTACGATGGAGCCTTCAGGTGCCCGTTGCGGTACACTGATAACTGCCATAGTCTCGGGACGGAACACTTCATCTTCCACCAATTCAGGGTGTACTTTAGCTAGGTAATGATACAAGGCTTCGTTCTTACCAATACGCATACGGCGAATGTAGTAAGTGTTGTGCCAAGCATGGATGCCAGAAGAGGAACCAGCTACCAAAGAGCTAGTGCCGGAAGGCTTAACAGTAGAGGTTCTAGCTGCCCTGTTAATACCAATTTTCTTAGAAACTATATCGTTCTCTTCAAGAACAACATTGGAAGCTTTCTTTAGATCTAGGCTCAACACACAACCACTGGCTATACCAGTCATACCAACACCAATCAAGGCATCCTCTTCAGTGGTACGCTTCCACTCAGGGTTAAGGTAATGGAAGTTAGTGTAGCCTGCCTGAAGTGTACCAATGAATGCAGCAGCTCGTGACCTATCTTCTAGGTCTTGCTGGTCTACAATGTTACTGGCATTGATCTCCGTTAGATTGCAGAACTGGTACGGCTTAAGTGCTATCTCACAACATGGGTTGGTTCCCCAATCTGCATCGTTAGTCCAGTACACTCCGGGTTCACCTGAATGACTGTCCTCTACCTTCTGCATTAGAGCATAGAACTCCTCCTGAGAGACCTCACTCCGAGGAAGCACTGCACTGTTGTTGGCTCTGCCTCGCTGAGGATTATCCAGATACCATTCTCCAGATTTGCAGCTAAGCATCTCTTCGTCATCTCTATCGAACAAGCAGATCAGGGCAGCACGGCGGATACCACCGGCTAGGACTGCATCAGCAATGAAGCAGAACATATCATGCACTTCGATTGGCTTGAGTTTTGTTCCACGACCACGGGCTTTTAATACACCTTCCAGCAGAGCCTCAAGCTCCAGCAGGCAAGACTTCAGTGGATCAGGGCCGGGTGCCTTGCCACCAGAAGTAACAAGCTCAGCGCCTTTGTGACGGATGTCACTGAAGTCAAACACTGGCCGGATCTTCCCATAGAAATAAGCCTCTACCAGAACCTTGATAGAGTCAGCCCATCCTTCAATGCTGTCCCCAATCAAGAACCTTCGCTCTCGATAGTCGGGGCCTTGCAGGGCAGGGAGCTGATCTACGTGTTGGTGCTGTACTGAGTACCCTGCACCAGAACCACCTAGGAGTAAGAACATCACTTCCTGAAAAGAACTTACCTGTTCAGCAGGTAGGTACGCACAGTTGAATATCCGATTAGGGGCCTTGAAGATCGGGTTACCACCGAACTGCAATGAGCGCATAGAAGGCAGAACCTTCTTAGGCATAACAAAATCCATGTACGTATTAAAGATATCTGTTGCAAGATCTGGATACGTATCAATGTGCATCTGCATGTTACGAAACACTAGCTCTTCCCATGTTTCTCTGCGCTGTAGGCTTGGTACGAACTTTGCGTACTTGGTAAACACCGTGATATCTGAGAGGATACTTGTAGCTTTATCCATTACTTACCTGCCTTAACAAAGGTGCCATCAATGGTCTTGCCTTTGCGCTTGCTGATCTTATTATAAGCAGACTCAAGCATCTCTGCCAGTGTGGTGCCTTGCAACTTTGCTTGTACGCATAGAGTTACCAGAACATCTCCACCTTCCATGATTACTTTGTCTCTATTGCCCATGTGTACTTCATCTGCAAACTCGTAAGCTTCCTCAATAAATTTGTTAACCTGTGCAACTTCGTTACCTTCAAAGATCAGGCCCTTACCTTCTGCCCACTCTCCTACTGACTTCTCTAGTTCTTCTAACTTAGGCATTAAACCTCCAAGTAGTAAAGAAAGGGGCTACGCTGCCCCATCTCAATTAAAAATCTGGTGTAGCTTTATCAATTCTAAGCTCACCAACTTTAGGTAATCTGATCTTACCTTTGCTGGAATCCTGTAGTCCGTACACTCTGTACACTTGGCCTTCAGGGGAATAGCCGGGGTCTGAGAACATAACCTCTGCATCCATGTGAGTGTAGTTCTTACCTAGCATCGCTTTGATAACATCACCATCTCCCCACTGGAACAACAGGTTTGCTACCTTACCTGCGTACTTCCCTGTCCCCTCTTCTGTACCTATACAAAGCAGATCATAACTAATCTGCCTTACTTTCTTCATGGATCTCCAACCTTTGTGACCAGCCACCCAATCAGTGTCACTCTTTATAACTATCCCCTCGTGTCCCGAATCAATACAAGCCTTAGCAAATACCTCAGCATCAGTAACGGAGTGAAGAGCAATAGTGTGAATGTAAGGCAGACCAGCAGCGATAAGATCGCGCTCCCTACTAGAGTACGAGTTATCACTTTGCCCAATAATGAATTCTTCCGTGGTAAGAAAGTCATGGAAATGCATCTCCCTGTTTTGTATCCAATAGTTCATAAGAGTTGGATCGAGTACGTTAGTCCGGTTAGGGTTTACAATACCACTCAAGACTTCAAGAGACTTGCCGGGTAAGCACAACTCACCAATGTAAACTCCGGGGTTTAGGAAGGAATACTTTTCACAAAAACCTTCCAATAGGCTTAATAGTTTACCTGTTCTACCAAATATAGCGACACGATCATGTTTTACAATAAGCATTGCAAACACACCATCGTACTTAACCTGCCCTAGCAGAGGGTACACTATGTTCTTTGGTGTAACCTCATCATAGTTCTTAACAAGTTGAACTACCTTGCCTAACGCCCTATGATCCTTACTTAGCCCTAAGAATTCAAAACAGTTCATTACTTACTCCACTTAGTTAGTCGTTCGATCTCCGATTCAGCATAGAATTTAATCTTCTTTGCATCACGAAGCATCTCGGAGTGTTCTACCTCCCCATAGCGATAGCAAGCACGGAAGATCTCTGCGATCTGCCCGTTCATGTTCTTATGTGAGACCAGGTGTTGTAGTTCTCTGGCCAAACGAGGAAGCCTGTAATAGCTTGCCGTTGATCCATCAGACTTTACCTTACCAATACGCATACGGGCCTCCTAATGTCTTAATCCATCTTCCATTGTTATCCAGTATCATTGGAATAAGAACTGGTTGAGAGTCAATGATTGCACTACAGCCGATGATTGGACGCTTGGGTAAGAGTTTGCCATAGGCGAAAGCTAGTGACTCAGGGTCAATCAAACAACCAGAGATCATAGACCAATACAGAGATGACGTTGAACTTCTGTACTGTATATCGAACTTGCTGTGCTCATGGCCTTGTACAATGCTTGATCTTTCATGCGCTGCGTTGTTCATTATATCACCTGAACTCTGGTGCTGAGCTATCACTGTTTCACCATTAGGCAAGTCAATGCAGATCTTCTCATACCAGCTCCAGCCATCTCCACCACCATCAGGGAACAGAACATCTCTGTAGGTTTTGATGTATTGAGTAGGGATGCCGTACTTGAATGCTCTTCTATAAACAAGGGATCCGTGGTTACTATGGCACACATCTTGTACAGGAAACATACGAGCAAGAGCTTGCATAAAGATCTTAGCAGACTCTAACTCCGGGCCTGCGCTATCCAAGTTGGGATCGGAATCATGCATTGATAGAGCATGGCCATCCACCTCATCCCCTAGGTTGATAACCCTAGTTGGTTTAATAGCAGCAGCAACAGCAGCAAGGAACTCAAGTGCATCCTGATGATGATAAGGTGCATGTTGGTCAGGGATAATGAGGATGCGAGAGTTGTCTACAGTTGTAGACACACCTTCGTAATCAGCAACAGAGGGCTTTCTTAATACAACCTCGTTATTTCTGATATACCTGTTGGCTACTGTATCTCCAACATAGCTTTCTCCATTGGCCTTGGTGAACTCTCTTATAGTCCGGTTCCAATACCTGACCATGTGCCTACTTACTGATACACCTCTCAATTCAGATAACTCTGTTGCTGCGTGACCAAAGTTAGAGGTGCTGTCGATAGCACTTGTTATCTCTTCATTTGTAAACAAATTCCTAAGTCGAAGCCTTGCCATTTATAAGCCTCCTAGCTTTCGCTTTCTTGTTTCGGAGGGTGCGCTTCTCTACCTCAGTCTTGAAGGTAGGGTGTATACTGTCGTATTTAGGTGCTCCTTTTCTATCTTCCAAATAGCCTACAGCATTCACAAGCCAAGATATCTTACTTAAGCCCCTCTTAGATCTGTTAGCTAACCCTTCCACTCTACCTAGATTACCATTACAATTACGACACAATGCCCCTCTCATAAAACCAGTGTCGTGGCAGTGGTCAGCACATACATCTCTGGGATTCATAGTAGAGAACCTCCTATTACAGAGAGGGCAGATACCCTGTTGATCTTCTACCATCATCTCTCTGAATTCTTTTATATCTTTGTTTTTCATGCGCATAGTTAGCCCTCCCCTTCGCCTTCATTCGTTCCATACATCATCCTCCCCGTGCGGGCAGTAGATGTCTGGTCTCCACATCTCTCCCTTTTCTTTTCGCATGTGTGCAAGTCTTCCCTGCTCCACCATACGTTGTTCGCAAGAGAGAGTGAGGCTACCACCGCGATGGTTATGAGCCAAACTACGTTGACCCAATGCCTGATTGTACTCTTGCAAGACTGCTTCATACATTTCTTCCTCGGTTTCACATGAGTTTAAAACCTCAAATGCCCGAGTCATGCCTACTCCGGGGATACCGGGATAATTGTCTGCACTATCACCAACTAAGAGTTGTGAGTAGAAGAACTTAAGTCCAGCTCCCCTCAGTTTATTTACGTACTGAGATAGAGTAACACCATTCTTAACCCTCTTGCGTCTAACCTCCCCCTTTTGTTTTCCTTTGGAATACTTATCTGGCTCACCCTTTGTGTCAGGATGCATAGGTTCACCGTTGTACAGTGGCCAGTATTCGTAATTTATAACCTCCTTTGTCTTGTAGACAGGCTCAAACCATCCGAGTACGTTGACCCATACCTTGTCATCTTTGTTAGGGTCGTAATGCCATCCGGGGCTTATCCTTATGTCCTTATCAGAACTGATAGCAATGGCGTCACTGAACTTCCTGTGTTCACCTGAACCTATGTCGGCTCCCTGCTGCTCTAGTTCTTTGTTTCTTTGATTAAGCTCTGTAACCATAAGGTCATCTGCTTCGCAATCTGTTGCAACGATAGCATGATGGTTCTCTATTAGGTGAGCCTTAAGCTCTGAGAAGAAAGGTGGCTTCTCTGATTTACGTTGTCCTTTGTACGGCTTAGTAAAGGCCACGCCCAGCCGAAAGTTACCGGGTGAATCTGTGACGTACAAGATAGCAGAGTCAGCACCAGCTTGGTTAACCCAATAGTTGAGTGTCCAATCTAGTTGGTCTGCTGCATCTTCATACTCTGGAGTTTCAGTTACACAATGGTACTCACCTTCCTCTATTCTAAGCAGTGCTTTGGCGTACTTCTCTTCGTCCGTTGTATACCCTACTAGGTAAGGTAATATATCTGCATCGACCAGTGCTGTAAATCTGCCATCAGTCGGCCATAGAAAATAGCTATGCGGTTTCTCATAAAGACTTGCTCCCATATCAAACATAAAGATCTCCTAAGCAAAGAAGCCCCACCGATAAAGGAGGGGCTACTTAGTTACTTACTTAAACCTATTGCTTAGGCTGAGGCTGGCTCCTCTTCAACAACTACAGGCTTGCCATCGGCTACCCAATCAAGGTACTCACCGATAAGGTTTGCTTTGGTGCGCTTGGCACGAGTAGCAAGACCTGCATACAGGGCTTCAGTAAACTCAAGACCTTCTTGTACATTCTCAAGGCTGGCCAAGGCTGCATCAGCAGCTTCTTTAGTCTTGTATGCTTTGCCATCTACAGTGTAGGTGACGTTCTGTACTTCTTCTACTAGAATCTTAGACATATTAAATCTCCTTAAATGGAATCGGTGGTCGTGTCAGACCTTGGTTTTTAATCTCTTTCTTCTATAGTCCGGGTTTTTAAATACCCTGTGAATACACTTAGATGGTCTCCCCGGTAGGACTCGAACCTACAACACACGGAGTAGAAATCCGATGCTCTATCCAATTGAGCTACAGGGAGATGGTGGGCCTGCTCCGACCAACTTGAGCTACAGGCCCTCTAAATGTACTCACAGCGTATCCCTCCTAAGAGGGACACCTGACCCCGTGTACATCAGTTGGGCATAGTAAGGTGCAGGCAGTTGCGAACTGTCCTACACGCAGACCAGAGGCATTGTATCAACCGAGGATTTAGTGCTGATCAGGCACTTTATCTCATCCAGCACGTAGCAGATATCATCCTGCAAGAGGTACTGTTATGATCTTAGCTGAAGTCTTCCTCTTCATTGAGGTCTTCACGCTTACGCTCAGGTGGTGCTTTGTCGGCACCTTTGTCGTCGTCATCCTTCGCCTTCTTAGTGCCGAAGTCAGGAGTCTCTTTGCGTATAGCTGCAAGGACTTCCTCTACTGCACTGCCGGGGAAGTCGATTGACTCTTCCAGCTTTCCCCAAATTTCAAAGGGAGGAAGGGTACGCAAAGCTAACTCATCCAGCTTATCAAAGGGAACATGACCTACTGACTCTAGCTCCAGCTCTTCACAAAGCTTGGCTAGCTTGGCTGGCATCTTACTCATACCAGATACGTTGGTGTAAGATGCTTCACC